CGCCTGCACCTCCCATGCCCACAATGAACCCGTTGTTCACCAAGGACAGTGATGAGCCCGCGGGGAAGCTCGCCCCTGTGTCAAAGGCGTAGACACTCGTGCTGTTGGCGCTGACATAAACACCGGCGTTGATCGTGACGGACGCGATCAGAGGCGCGGACTGATCCCAGCCCGCCGCTATGGCCGCAGACCTCAGGTTGTAATTGGTGACATTGGAGCTGATGACGGGATTGAAGACGAACGAGCGCACCGACCCGTAGAACGCGTACATCCCAATGGCCCCGGAGGTGGGGATGCTGGCGTTCTGGGTCGGGCCGTTGGGCACAAGTCCGCCACCACGGTAATACTCGCTAAGGCCGATTGGGTTGCTGCCCCCGAACTCGGCCTGGATCTCGCTGAGGGCCAGCGGAGAGCCCGCTGCCTTGATTGCCATTACGAGGCCTCCAGGTCCGAAACACGGGACCTCAGGGCCTCGACCTCCTTGGCAAGGGCGATGCACGCCGTGAGCGCCGCGTTGCCGTAGGCCACGGAGAGCGTGCCGTCGCTACCCTTTTGCACCGCCTCAGGGAACACCTGGCGCAGGCTCTGGGCGGAAACGCCCACCTGACGCTGCCCCGTGTCAGATCGGGTGTAGGAGCCGTAACGGACCCAGGCCAGGGCATCCACCACCTTGCGGGAGTCGGGCTCCACCCAGTCCTTCTTCAGGCGCTCATCCGAGTAGGCCGTGACGTTGCCGGCGGCGGTCAGGTCGCCGTTGTCAGCCAGCGTAAGGCTCACGGCCGTGTTGGCGTTGTTCACCACCTCGATGGCGTTGGACGCCGTGACCTTGCGAATGTTGCGCCCCCCCAGGCCAAAAATGCCGGTGTAGGAGCCCACCACGTTGCCCATGTTATGGGCGGCGGACCCGTTCCACAACTGTTGACCGGTCCAGGTCTTGACACCGGACGCTGACTGGTCCCCCGTGAGGTTCACGGTGGCGTCTGCCGGGGCTGCGCCGATCTCAGCAAGCGTCCAGCTCACGTTGGCGGAGCCGTTGACCGACTTGCCCGTGGCCCCCAGCGTGATGGTGCGCGCCGCGCCCCAGTTTGCGGTGGTGATCGGGGCGGAGCCATCGAAGTTGGTGCCGTTGATGGCCCGGGCAGTCTGCAGGGCAGTCGCCGTGCCCGCGTTGCCGGTGATCGAGATAGCGTAGTCGGTGGCCGCATCCACCCAGCTGGTGCCGTTCCAGCGCTGCCACTTCTTGGCGGCGGAGCTGAACCTCAGCGCGTTGGTGGGCGGGTTGGTGACCGTGGTGAATGCCGGGTCAAGTCCGAGCGCCACGTCGCTGATCCTGGCGCTGAAAAACGACAGGAAGTCAGCGTAGCTGCTGGACAGTTGGGGGAGGCTGTGGTCTGCCATTTAACTTCCTCGAATGGTCCAGGACACGGGCCCGCTCTGGCGGACGCCGCTGGTGTCGTACAGGTAGACACGCATGCTGTTTGGGTAGGTGGTGAGGTTCCCCGAGGTGTTGGCCACCCCAGGCACGGACACCGTGTAGCTGTTGGCGTTCACGACGCTGGCCACCGTGTAGACCCCAAGCGGAAGCACGCCTGACGAGGCTGCAAGGCGGACCTTCTGACCCACAAGCAGTCCGTGGGCGTTGGCGTTGATGGTGGCCACCGCCGAGGTCACCGTGTAGGTGCCCGAGATGATCGTGTCGAGCAGGTCCACCACCACGTTGCGGGCCGAGGTGCCCAGGGCGGACGGGGCCACGGAGACGACGTCCACAAACTCGGTGTTGAAGTTGACTATGGTCCCCTGGGTGTCAGTGCTGACCGCGCTCACCGTGCCTGCATCGGTCTTGAGCTTGCTGTCCAGCCGCACGTTCAGCCCGGTCAGCTGGTAGAGCGCGCCGGCCGTGACCTGGGTCACCGTGAGGCGGACCTTCACGTAGCGGAAGTTCAACGCGAAGATGTTGTCCAGGCCCGGGTAGTCCGTCCAGGTCGAGCCGTTGAGGGAAATGCTGATGGTCGGGGTGACCGTGCACGTGCCGACCACCGCCACTCCAGTGGAGTTGAGCTTCACACTGGAGCTGGCCAGGGAGGTGCCGTAGTCGAAGATCTCCTCGTAGTAGCCAGAGGCCAGGCCGGGCTGGGCGAACACAGGGTAGCCCGCCGTCACCTGGGCCTGAGGGCTGGCCCAGCTGCGAGAGGAGAAGTGAGCCTGCCAGGTCTCGGTGAGGTCCAGCGGCATCAGCAGCGAGCCATCCTCGATCTTCGCGTTGCTCTTGGTGCCGGCGAAGGAGGTCGTGTACTCAGCGTTGAACACGAAGTCGGGAGGCTGCGACACGGCGGTGGTCAGGCTCACCGGCGCGGACTCGTTGCCGTCAGTGTCGACCACGGCAAGCCAGTAGGTGTAGCTGCCCGCTGCAAGCTCGGAGATGGTGGTGAACTCGCCCGCCTTGGTGCCGATCGTTGTCGCCGACGCCCATGTGCTGCCCTTCTTCAGCACCGAGTGCGCGATGGGCAGGGACGTGATTGCGGGCAGCTGCCAGTACAGCAGCACCGTGTTGTCGATCACCTGGGCGCGGAAGTTCAGGGCTGCTGCAGGGGCGAGCTTGGTCACCGAGTAGGTCACGCCTGGGCTCAGGTAGCCGTAGCGGTCCACCGTGTAGATGGTGAAGTTGCGGTTGCCGATCCAGTTGGCGGGCAGCGTGACCGAGTTGCTGAGCACGTTGATCGTGCCGTCAGGGGACACCACCCGGTATGAGCCAAGGCCGAACGAGGGGTCCGCGTCCGTCCAGCTCAACGTGATCGTGGCCGCGGTCAAGCTCGTGTCGGCGAACACATGGTCCACCCCAGTCACGTTGGGGACTGGCTGCAGGGCGATGTTGGCCACGGCCGAGGCCGTGCTGTAGTTGCCAACCGAATCGCGGGCGCGCACGTACCAGGTAGTGGCGACAGGTGGCACCGGGCAGCTCGACGCATCGCCGAGGAACAGCGGCGTGCCGATGCCCCAATCGGTGTCTGCCGTGCGGACCTCATACAGGCTCACGTCCAGATCAGCCACGCGCTGCCAGCGCAGCACAAGGCTTCTGGAGCTGGCGTCGAACTCCACCGACGCGGCGGGCACCGTCGAGGGTGGCTGGTCTTTGCCCACGACGATATGAGTGATGTCCGACCACGCCCCGGTGGCCACGTCGTTCTCAAACCTCGCGCGGGCGAGGACAAAGTTGCCCTCGACGTAGCCGAATAGCCTCACACTGGTCTCATCCCCGGGCACTCGAACCGTTTGAACCGGGGCGTTCTCCGGGGTGGACCGGCGGTGTTGGATCGTGACCCAACCTGTGCCCGCCACCGAGCTATCACGCTCCCAGCTCAGCAGCACCGAGGTGATCACAGTCCCATCCGCCTGGAGCACAAGCTGGTCCGTACCACTCTGCGCGGTGAGCCCGGAGAGTGCTGGCACGCTGTACGGGTTGGGCAGGGAGGTGTTCGGGCTCTGGTCCACCACCACCTGGTCGCTGAGGTCATAGACCGAGGCCACGTCCTCCTGCAGGCTGAGGTACACGGGCGTGTTCACCCCGAACGACCACTCGGTGACCTTGAAGGTCTTGTTGACGAAGCCGAAGTCCTCGTGGTTGACCCAAACTCGGTCTCCCGGCTGCAGGCCCCAGTGCTCCATGCTCGCGGGCCAGCGCAGGGTGAGCCCGTTGCGGGACTTCTCCACCCGGATGCGCGCCAGGTTCTTGCACCGGAAGTCCTCGTTGGTGAACGGCAGTGACAGGTCCTCCCACAGCTCGCGGCCGTCACCTGTCACCAGGGCCGAGTTACGGTAGGGGGTGAAGTCCTGGGAGGCGGTCTGCCCGAGCGGGATGTAGTTGCCCCGCACCCCGTTGAATACCTCGGCCCAACTGTGCCCAACCTGGGACACCTCAATCTCCCCGTCTGCCTTCGACTGGTCAAGGGTAGCGACCGGCGCCGTCCACGCCCCCGCCAGAATGCGCCAGCCGCCAGCCACGAAGGCGTAGCCGGCCATGGACTCAAGCAGATCCTCAAGCACTGCCGGCGGCGACTCGTCGGTTGTGAAGCTGCCGTTGCACGTGTACTTCGGCACCGTGGCGGGCTGGCCCGCCTGCCCGGCATTCGGGTTCGGGATGGCCACGTCGCAGGCGTTGGCAGCCGCGATCAGGTCGGAGGTGACGACGCTGATGTTGGAGTTGCTCTGCCACATGGGCGACTGCAGGAAGTCCGCCACGCAGAGGGCCGGGTTGGCCGACCAAGCGGTCAGCCCGGTGCGCGGGTCGAACACCTTTTTGCCCTTCAGGCGAACCTGGATAGGGGGTGGACCGCCCTGGAAGCGCTTCTCGTTGACGTCCAGGGTAACCACGAGGTAGCAGTGGCCGCTCAGCTTGTGCGCCGCGGTCCACTTGCTGGGTACAGCAGACATCAGGTACGAGTCCGCGGCCTCCCCAGCCACCCCGAGGTGCTTGCTCACCTTCACCGAGGCCCGGGTCCAAGTGTACTGATAGTGGATCAGGTAAAACTCACCGGCGAGGGCCGGGTCGTAGTAGACGGTGTTGCCGACCCTGTTGATCGGGTATGCCGGGACACTACCCTCCCGGCCTCCAAACGGGTCGATCTCCATCACGGGCGCCGAGACAAGCTCTTGAGGGAAAGTGATGGCACCGTTGGCGGGCACCCAGCCAGACAGCATCCCCCACGCGGTGTCCGTCTTGACGAACTCGCCCTGGGTTGGGAAGCCGGCCGCGTTCAGCGGACCAAGCTCGACCCCGTCGATCTTGATCTCACTGATCTCCTGGCACTCGTGGGAAGTGAGGACAATCACCAGGTGCTTCAGGGCGTCCACAGACTTCCCGTCAGCGGTGAAGGACCGGGCGCCGGGCTGCTCCCCAATGTTGAAGAACGGTGTCCCCGAGGCTGGCCTATCCGAGGTGAACATCGCCACGATGGCGCCGCCCACGTAGGACTCACCGTACACGACCCGCTGAGGCGCCTCGGCGGACACCACCGTGGTCATGCGGTCGGCGAGGCTGGCGTTGTACTCGGCGCGCTGGCGGGCGGCCTCAGCCTTGGCCTTGCGCTTGGCGGCCGAGGACTGGTAAAGGGTGAGGCCCACCATGGCCACCGTGGCCAGGACCTGGGTGAATGTGAAGGCGCCAAGGGCGCCAGCAAACATCGTGACCGGGTCCGCCGCTGCCGGGCCGGCAAGCAGTGCGAGGGCTGCAGCAGTGAGGGTTCTATGCGGGGTGGTCAACGGGGAGCCTCCAGGCCAGGGTCGCCGCCGAAAGCGGAACCCTCTCCAGGCCTTTCGGGCCGGGTGCCAGTACATTGGCTCCAATGCAGATGCCGATGGAATCCCCCACCCCCTTGGTGTTGGGCAGCAGCACCACGTCCCCATACTGCGCGAAGGCCGGCGCCACGGGCTCCCCAAGCCTGGCGCTCACCGTGCCCGCCAGGTCTCCGTGTTCGGCCACCCTGCGTCGAGCGGCGCGCACGCCCCCAACATGATCCTCGGCCACCAGATAGTCGACTCCGGTGTAGGCACGCACGAACCCAGCCGTGAAGGTGCAGCAGTTGTTGGACTTCCAGTTGAATGGCCTGTCCAGGTGCTCTCGCACGAACAGGTCTGCCTCGGCGTGGTTCACCTCAGATCTCCTGGAAGCGCTTGGACAGCCACATCTGCGGGTTGTTCACCAGGCCGGCGGCGTACTCAAGGCCTCGCTCCCCGGGGTACCTGAGCGTGTGCTGCGCGTGGCTGATGCGGTCACCCACCATCCTGCGCGAGCTGTTCGCACCGGCGCCCAGGCAAATGAGCTCAACGCTGCCCGAGTCCTTGTCCTTCTTGATCGAGACCTGGTCCATCACCGCTGCGTGGCGCAACACGGGGGAGCCCACCGGCTGATAGTTCGGGCCCACTGCCCAGAAGTAGATGTTGATCGGCCTCCCCCTGTAGCCCTCAACGCTTCCCAGGGCAAGCGGCAGGTTCTGCGCCGGCACCGGGCTCAGGGTCAGGGTGATCTTGTCGGTCGTGGCCGCCTCGCTCTCCTTGAGCTCGGAGATGTTGCCCAGTTGGCCAAGGCCAAGGTAGGTGTTGCCGTTCCACTGGATGTTGTCGCCCCAGGTGGTCCAGCGCTGCATGCCGATCATGAAGTCGGCCTCCACCAGCAGCACTGCGCCGATCACCCGGCTGGAGGCCAGGGCGTTGTAGCTTGCTCCCGGATTGATCATCAGCCCTCCCAGCGCTCGATGCCGTCAAACGAGAACGTGCCCTGGTTGGCGCGCTCCGACGTCCAGGACGTGTCCGGGGTGGTCGACTTGTAGTAGGCCACCGGCTTGTCCCAGGTCACCGCCGTGCCCGAGGCCATGGCCGTGCGCAGAGGAGGTTCCACGGTGACGGTGATGACGCCCGACGCGTTCGCGATGGCATCGGACACCACGGCCACAAGCTGGCTGGTGCCCACCCCTGTCCCGATCTGCAGCCAGTCTGCGGCCAGCAGGGTCTTGTTCGCCTGCCCTGCCCCGCCGGTGACCTGGATCGAGGTGGCGCCGGCCTCGGCGGCAGCAGCAAGCGTGAGGGTGCCCCTCATGGTGCCCCGCGGGGCCGGTCGCTGCACGTCCCAGGCCGCCAGGTGGTTCACTCGGCCCCGCAGCTGCAGCATCAGCGCGACCCAGGCCGAGGACTCGGCCACGTCCATGTTGTCGTTGCTGTTGAACGCCAGTGTCCAGCGCGGGGGCCCAAGCAGCCTGGTGCTGCTCGCCCCGGTGTCGGAGTTGTCGAACGACAGGTCGAAGCGCTTCTGCCCGACCGTCATGCGGCGGATCTTCAAGCCAGTGGGGAGGGTGATGATCGCCATCAGCGCACCAACCCCACAGCGCGTAGCTGGTCAAACATTTGCTTCTGGGACTCCTGCATGCCGCGGCTGACCATCGAGGCCACCTGGGCCTGGTCTGCGCGGCTGTCGATGTTGATCTGGGGTGCCACGCTGATGACCACCGACTGGCCACCGGACGGGGCCTGGCGCATGCGCTCGGTCTGCGAGGCGTTGTGCACGTAGCCGGAATCGCCCATGGTCACCAGCTCGGGGCCGTTCTCACCCATCAGGTAGGTGTTGCCACGGCTCACCGGGCCGCCGCCAGCGCGGATGCCAAAGGTCTTCAGCAGGCTGCCAGCCAGGCCCTGACCCAGCC